CAGTTAAGGTTGTTATGAATTCTAATAACATTATGCCAGTTTGTCTGTGTAATTTCTAAACCAAGCAGCGGTGCCCGGGGTCGGGGCAGCTTCGGGTAATTGTATATCACTCTTAGCCAAGGTTTCTCTAGCAGCGGCGATCAGTTGTTCGTAGTTGGGTCTTTTGCTCACTGCATCTAATATGTCGTCTGCGGTGTTCAGTTTTGCAACAGGGATGCCGGTAAGATCACTAAGTTTTTTTGCACTTTTGCCATCAGGCACGGTAGTGTTAGTGACGCGATCTACTAGGCCATGTTTGTAACTCCATTTTAGCCCAGGATGTAGAGCAGCAACAATACTGGCTAGTATGACATGGCGACTCATACCAGTCAATTTACTTCCTTCAGGTGCACCACTCATGCTAAATGCTTGCCAGCCAGGATCTCCAAACATCAAATCTGCTTGCACAAATCCATTATTAGGATTTCCTGCAATTGGTGTTCGGACATGTACACTATCGCCTGACTTTTTGATATCTTTAGCCTCAACTCCTGCGGCTAGTAAAACTTTGATCAAATCTTCTTTAGTGATTTTGGTTTCATCAACTGCTAGATCTAAATCACCCGATGAACTTTTACGCCCAGTTGTTCCTAGCCAAGTTTCTGTAGGAAAAGCTATGTTGGTCTTAGACTCAATCCATTTAATAGTTGCTGGCACGTCATCGCGATTGATACGTTGGGTCAAAGGCTCCCCGTCGGAAGTTTTAAATATATTCCCACCCTCAAACAACTTATGTTGCACGTTTGGCTCCTGTTGTTTTGAATTGCTTTCTTTAATTCTTCTGCTTGTTTACGTAACCAAGATGCCTGCCCATATTCCGCTGCCTTAGCTGCGGTCCTTGGATCTTTTTTTAATTTTGCGTAAGTTTCTTCAAATCCTGGCGCTGGTCCGTATTTTTCATACGCTGCCTTGGCTAGATCAACTTCAGTGTATTTGCCAGCTGGGACATCTGGATCGATGGCTTTTTGAAAACCAGTTGGAAATAAACTTTTAACAAAACTTCCTACAAAACCTTCATTCACTATTTCTTTAATTTTCACTGCGGAATCTCCTTACACCACGAGCAAATTTAGCAGGATCTTGAGCACGTATACTATTAAGTAATCTGCGTTCTAGTTCAGCAGCCTGCTCAGCATCGTAGTTTTCTTTGATATAATTAATCAAATTTATAGCACCTTGTATAACATGCCCGGCACGACTTTCCACAAGATTTTCCCTGTCTTTTGACACAGGCATGTGAGCTAGTTCGTCTAGGATGCTGCGGGTACGTTTTTGCAAAATCTACTCCGTTATTTGATATTTATTGCAAATATCTAGAATAATATTGCACAATTTCAGGAAATGCAGTTTTCCAATTTTGTCCTCTGGCTTGATCGTGCTTTGCTGTTTCTAGTAACATTTGTTTGATTTTATCAGGATTTTCTTTCCAATTTCCGGGTAACATATTCCTTATATTTCTGTTATTAATTGCAGCCACATACTCTTCTGTAATTACTTCGATTCCAAGTAGGTCATGTATAACTAACTGTTGCGAGTGTTCAACTTTATCAGCAACTCGATTGGTTGCAAAATTATTTGCAATCCAAGTGGCCACTTCGTCAGAGTAAAATAGATTAAAATTACTCAAAGTTTCCTGAACCAAAAACATTACATTAAATGGCAAATTTTCTCTCAACTCTAAAATGTTTTCAGACACCTGATTCCAATCGCCTGGCCATCTTAAGTAATTAAATCTTTTGTTTATTCCGTCGATACTAATAAAAAACTTTACTAAGTGGAATTTTTCTATTATTTCATAATATTTTTTGTCAACTGTTTGTGTTCCATTGGTTTGGAATCCTACTAGAAGGTTTTTATCTGCGTGGGGAACAATTTTAGATAAAACGTCAGCTACTTTCCAATAGGCTGTCCCCATTAAAGTTTCTCCGCCACAAAACTGTACTTGTTCTAAATTTGACAAATCCAAAGTTTTGAGTACTTCAATTACTTTATCTACATTTGATGTGTTTACGATTATAGGACTAGCAAATTTATTTTGCTTTAAATATTGTTGCCAAAAAGTACTAGCTTGTGGATTACATATTGTGCAGGCTAAATTACAACTACGATCAAACAAGAAATCTATTCTTAGTGGACCAGTTAAATTGCGTTTTTCTCCAAAATGTTGCAACATTGATTTTCTAAAACTTTTTGACCCAGCTGCTTCAATTTGCTTACACTCCCAACAGTTAGCATCCCATTGATTTTTATCATTGATCTCTCTTATACTTAAAAAATTTTTATTATCCCAAATATCTTTTTGATCAATTGGTATCACAGGTGCTGTGCTCAAACAACAATGATTTACACCTAAACTGCCACTTGCATCTTTGTAATTGATATGCAATCCACCATGAATCATAGGACAATATAAATTATTCATTTTTAAGTTTTTCTATGTGCATTAAACATTCTGCAGCAAATAAGTTTTGAATATTTTCATCGTCAACATGAAAATAAGGAGAATTTTTTTGTCCGTGAAACCAAAGATTAGTTGTAAGTTGATTTTTTTCGTAATTGTTCAAAATGTTGTCTAAATAATTAGAATTAATAAATTTCAAATAATCATGGTTATATACAAAACCACCTAATGTAAAACAAAAAGGAATTTTTGAAATATAAAGTTTGTGTAATGCTAGTGATATATAAAAATAATTTTTAATTTTTTCAAAAGAATCTGATGCAGCATTTGATATATACTGATTAATAATTTTATTTTTTCCTTCATTTTCATATAAACTAGTTTGATACCTTGAATAATAATAATTATTAATATCCTCGACTGTAAATCCGTTTAATTTAACAGTCTGATCTTTATCTACTTCATATCTAGTGTATCCGGTGAAACTTATAATGACAAAATCTGGATTTATAAATTTAATACCATGACTTAATTGTAAACAAATATGAGCATTACTAGCTCCTCCATACGCCAAATTTGATACCGCAAAAGTCGGCGAAGTTTGTAAAATTTTTTCCGACCAGTGCAATCCTGGATAATTAGAATCAGTTACACAATAACTGTCGCCGCAAATTAAAATTTTCATTCTGTTTTAGTTTTAAGACTTGCAAGCATTTGTTTGAGTTTGGTGCTGTCAACTGTGGCTTGAACTGATTTTTCAATATCGTATCCCGGCTTGGGCTTGGCAGCAATCATTGGGCTGCTTGTTGTTGCTGTGGTTTTAATTTGATCCATGATCTGACTACTAGTTCGGAATCCCTGTCCGCCGTTTTCACTTTGTGCATCTTCGCCTGGGTCTGTAATACGCAAGCTCTCAATATTAAATTCTAAATCAACTTTTTGCCCTACTCCTGAACTACTACGAGTCTTCATCAATTGTATTTGATATCGGCCGCGCTCACGCATGGCTCGTGAAGTAAAAATACCAAACACATTATCTGCTGTGTTAATTTTACTGATACCACCCGAGATATGGCTGTGATCAAATTCAATTTCTTCGACGGCCGATCTATTCAACTGAGACGCAGTAATCATCAATATGTTGAATTCTCTTGCCAAATTTCTTAGTTCTTCTGATACATATTTGTCTTTAACAAACAAATCACTGGGGCTTACTTTAGCACTAACAGGCATGACAAGATCAAGATAGTCCACCATGATAAAGTCTGTCTTTTGTCCTGTTTGTATTTCTAGTTCTTTCAAGTATGCACGAATGTGATTAACATTGCTTTGTGCCGGCATATACTTAATACGCAGCTTACCAGATTTTTTACCTACCATGCGTATCTTCATTTCTAGTGTGTCTAAGTCCTTGAAGATTTCTTTAGTGCTACAGTTAGCTACCATAGCATCCATACGCATGGCACACAGTTCTTCGCTAAGTTCTAGTGTAAGAAACACACCGTTGAGTCCAGCAGTAATCCAATTGATTGCAATGTTTTGCATGAATAAGGATTTACCACTACCCGAACCGCCGGCAAAAATATTAAGTTCGCCTCTATTCATGCCTCCAAACAAACGTTGGTCCATAGTAGGCCAACCTGTACTGACTTGGCCGTTGTTGCTTTTGATTTTCATCAGTCGAGCACGAGGATCTTCAAAATAGTCTGTGCCCATGTCTTTGGTTAGACTGATCTGTACTGCATCCTTGATAAGTTTCTCCACTGGATCAAAGTTTCCTTGTTCAATCATGTCAGCGGCTTTAAGGATAGCACGTTCTAGTTCTTGCTTGCGACTAAATCCTTCAAATTCTGACAGAAACCAATCATAGTGCCCTTCGCGAAGATCAGGAACTGTTCTAAGTTCTACACCGGTGGCTGCTTGTATTTGTTCTCGAGTAGGCAGTGTTTTGTGATCGTCGCTATGCTTTTTTATAAATCGTGCAGCTTCTCGCAAACTACGATCAAAGTTTTCTGCATTATAAATGTTTTGGACACGCACATAAGTCTCTGCGTCTTCCAACATCATTTCTAAAAACAATTTTTGTACCTCAGGATTATAATCTTTCATTTGTTTTTTGGTCAATGGTTGATTTGCTTTATTTTAATTATGTTTTTTACTTTGTTTCTTTTTTCAAAAACTGGAATATTATTATATAATATATGAAGCATGTTTAATGAGTCGTCTTCATCAAGTTTATATCCTAAAGCTTGCACATGCTCTTTGGCAGAATTTCTCCTGTTGATACGTTCAGCGAGTGTTAGATCAGGATTGTCTAATGCTATCCAATTATTTTCGTGTTTGTCAAGTTCGATATTTAAAGTTTTTGCATTGTTAAACAACGGTGTGCCTGGCAAAATTGCTAAGGTAGTGCCAAAACCAATGTGTGTGATAATTCTATTAGCATATTTTTGATATTTAGTGAACATGTCCAATGTTTCTTGGAAATCGTCTTTAGTTTCTGTAGGATACCCAAAAATCATTAGAAAAACGCAGGTAATATTGTACTTGTCTAACATTTGCATTGTATAATCAAGATCAGCATTTGTAAATTTTTTGTTCATATGCATTCTTACTCTATCACTTCCAGTTTCAACTCCTATAGTAAGTTTGTGAGCTCCAGAATCAGCTAAATCACGCCAATAGCTTTCATCTAGTTGATTGCTTGATCTCACTATATATTGCCCAGAATATTTTATGTTGGTATTATTCTCAAGGTTATATTTTGCCAGTATCTTACAAAATATTTTAAACTCCTTAAGACTACCGTTTATTAAACTGTCAGTAAATCTAAAATTCTTAAAACCGGTATTCTCATGCAGCGTTATAATTTCCTTAGCAATAGAAGCACCGCTTCTCAACGTATAAGACCAATGATCATGTACGTCACAAAAAGAACAAGATCTTACACATCCTCTACTTCCGGTTATTGGTAGATAATTGTCATACAGTTGCAATTGATAATCAGAATAGTCTGGTATAGGTATATCATCTAAATTTTTAATTTGTTTGAAAGTATCTGAATTTATTCCAGGAGCAGAAAAATTGTTTTTTAGAAGTTCGACTAAACTTACTTCTCCTTCACTCTTTATATAATAATCAATTAAACCTTGGTTATAAAGTTCTTTTGCATACCCTAAATGACCCAAAATACCACCGTCTGCTAAGCCTTGTCCTCCTAGTATTATTTTAGTGTTGCTTCTTTTGCGAAACTCTTTACAAAAGATACTAGTTGCAGTTTTGTTCTGATATGTAAAAACACTAACAGATACATACTTTGAAGTATAAGTTAATACTTCATCAATATACTCGTTGATTAGTTTAACAGCTTGATCTTTTATTTCCTCATTTAGCCCAGTGGTAAAATATTTTTCAAGTTCATTTTTATCTGGTAAATTACTACGATTAAATTTTATATTGAAATCAATTGTTTTACAACTAAATCCGTTTTTTTCAATACTTGCCTTTAATAATGCTGGTGCAGCAGGGACTGTATATGAAATCAAGCCTGGTAAATTTATTATTATTATATCATACATGTAACTTTTTCTTTTTTAATTCAATTCGCAACCGACTGGTTTCTTTGGCTGCTAATATACTTTTGAGTACAAATAGTTTGCCATATTTAACCACAGCATCATTTACGTCTTTACAGTTTTCCTGCCAAACAGGAAAACTCACAGCCCATCCTGCTTCTATGGCACGATCGATTAATTTACGTCCTGCACGATCTGTGTCAGGTACCACAATAACTTCTCGTTGTAACCTGTCAATTTGATCCACTTGCGTGTCAGATATTTCTGCACCACTGACACTAACACCATCTATGCTCATGGCATCAAATGGACCTTCGCATACAATTACAAATTTCCAGTCTGGCTGTTGTTGATCTAAATTAAACACAAAGTCTGCTGGATGACTTGACCAATATTTAGGTTTGACTCCATCTACTATTGACCTAGCGGTATAACCTACAGTCTCTCCGCGATAGTAGTACGGAATTACAATTCTACGATGTAGGTTATAAGCTTCTTCTGGAGTCCAGTAAAAATTGTACCGGTTAGGATTGATTGATCTACGATGTATATATTCTATTGCAGCTAGTAATTCTGCAGGCACATTATTGTAATCACCAATGCTATAAAAGTTTGCTAGTTCAACTATATTTCGTGCCTGTTCTGGTAGTGATCTGGCTTCATACTTGATTTCTTCATCGGGGACTTGTGCAAGTTCTTCGGGGGCTACTAATTCTCGTAACCTAACTGCTTCAATTACTAATCGTCGCACAGTTAGATCATCTGCACCTAACCAAGCAAGTAGTTTTCTAAACTTGAAAGTTAAATGACGACCAGGTATAAAGCTAGCGGTATATCCACAGTTAAAACAATGATAAGAGATTTGTCCAGCGTTTGTTTTAACACCGCCTCGACCTCTTGTGTCTGCTGTCTCTCCATTATGTACACAGCACGGAGCATTAAAACTGGTCCAGCCGTTCTGTCCCGTTTTGCGACGGGCAGGCAACAATTGCAAAACTGTTTGCTGGACGGACTCTAACATCTCTGTATTGTAAACTAAATTTTAACTGTGGCCAATCTTAATGATTGTAATACTCGAATATAAAACCAACCAATGTCAAATTCAAACCAACGACGTGACAATTTTGGACTGGCAGCATCTAAATGGTGATTGTTGTGTAATTCTTCGCCACCAATTATAATTCCAAAAGGTAAAATATTACGACTTTGATCTCGAGTGCTGCCATTGCGATAGCCCCACCAATGGCCTATGCCATTTATAACTCCTGCCGCCCAGAACGGTATCCACAACATTTGGACTGCCCATATTATGGCACCAACACCGCCAAAGATGATGACATTGAGCACAAGGCAAAGGCCAATGCCAAGTCTACTGTGAGGCGTGTATACATTGCGCTCAATCCAATCATCAGGAGTACCACGACCATATGTATCAACCATCTCTTTATCTTTGCTTGCCGCATGATATAACAAAGCTCCCCGAAACAACACACGGCCTATACCATAATGTACCGGACTGTGTGGATCACCAGACTCTTCGCAGAATCTGTGATGTTTTCTATGCACTGCTACCCATTGTTTAGTTACCATGCCGGTAGTAAACCACAACCAAAATCTCATAAAATGTTCAATCGCAGGATGGAATTTGACTGCTCTATGTGCTTGACTGCGGTGCAAATAAAGTGTCACACAAGCTATGGTGATGTGTGTAAGGACAAGTGTAAGAATAATATAAGTCATGTTATAACTTAGTTATCCGTACATATCCTGGACCGACATTTAAAGTTGCAAGATTGGTAATACTTGCGCCGCCAAAGGTAGCAGACCCATCATACTGCCCATCGCTGGTTGCCACTGATGTGGCATTGGCTGCAATCCAGGATCCACCGCCACCACCTTGATCAATAGCAGTGCTACTGCTAGAGTAAGATCCGGCGCCGCCCGAATATCCGCCACCACCACCTCCAGTAATTGGTCCTGCACCACCGCCACCACCAAATCCGCCAGCACTGGTAGCAGGCGGCGGATAACTGCTACTAGATGCACCGCCAACTAAGTTGGCCAAGAAATGCCAACCTCCTTGACCATAAGTTGTAGGGCTTGGTCCAGGTCTTAAGTTCCCTCCGTTGCCCGAAACACCTGGTAGTATAAATCCTCCGCCACCACCAGCATCATACTGGTTTGCACTGACTACACCATTTCTATTAACGTGGCTGTTACCGCCCCAACCATTAAATCCACCAGGTGCCCCGTTAAAGCTGTTGCCACCAAATGTGGTAGTAACGGCATTGCCTCCAAAGAAAATAGAGGTGTTACTACTCCAATTGCCGTTGCCGCCACCGCCGCCGGCAACCAGCAATGGAAAGTTTCCAGGTAACACTACAAAGGTACCGCCACCGCCGCCCACACTGGAAAAAGTAGATTGTTGTGTTGTGTTGGCGCTGGGTTGTCCAACAGCGATAGTGACATTTGTTCCTTGTTGTAATGTAAATGTGGCTCTTACAACTGCACCGCGACCGAATCTTACATTTGCTTGAGTATTACCAGTATAAGTTGGAATTCCTGATCTTGAGCCTGCTACTTCGATAGTGTACTGAGCAGTTTGAGGAACAATCCAATACTGATAGCCTTGCTTGCTCATACCAAAATAACTGGTGTTGGTCAACCAGACATTACTAGCATTGCTCGAACTGTAGCTGTTGGCAAACAATTGAGCCAAGGTGGCTCCAGATGAGCCTACTACGTTACCAGTGGTAAAAGTAAATGTTGAAAAACTGTATAGGGCGGTTGTGTCATAAATTGTACCACCGTAAATTGTAGTACCTTGAATAATCATGTTAGACTAGTCGTTCCATGATAATAAAATTCTTTTTGTACCCTGGGCCAATTATCAATGTTACCCTGTAATAGCGACGATTGGTTAAATCCATTACGCTGTAAACTGCTCGATCGTTGGCCCAAGGAAAACTCCATGTAAAAATTTGCTGATATGTTGTGTTTAAGGTATTACCATTCCAATATCGTGCTTCGTAGTTTCCTGCGTAGTTACCGTTGCTCCAGTAGCATTGTCCAGTAATGTTTACGCTCATTGTACCAGTTGTTACTCTAAACTGTAAACTACGAGTACCACTTGTTGGTAACTGTACTGCAAGAGTATCCAATGATAGTTCTACACCGTCATCCAAATTAGCCGCTTTGTATCCTGGTGGTGCTGTTACTACGATTGGAGCGAATGGATTAGGAGCACCACCAACCATAACTGGTGCTGCGGTTGTAGATGTTGTTGTGGATTTTGTATTTGCGGTATTGGCAATCTTCATCTCTATCAGACCGGTGGGGTCTGGTAACAAGAAAGTGTTTGTTTCGTCGTCAAAAAACAGGTCAGTGTATCGTGTTGCAATGTCTGCTCTATTAGAAGTTACATCATTTGAATGTATTAGTCTTATTGTCATTGCTTATCCTATATATGTTACAGTCCATGAATCGTTTTGATCAAATTGAATATTACCTGCTGTAATATTGGCAGTTAGAATATCCCCGGCAACGAGTTTTACTACGGTGCTGACACCAAAGTGAACTGCTGTTCCTGTGTTAGTATCGGCTTCCCACATCATTAGTGCATTACCTGCCGTATTCAGACCATTCTTTAACACTATAATTTGGCCTTGTGCATTTACGCTGCCAATTCTAGCATTTAATGTAGTCTGATACAATCCGGTGACTGGGGCTGTGAACACACCAGTGCTGCTATTGAAATAACCGCCTTGGTTATAATCGACAACAATCGACGATCCTTTGAAATTGGTATTAGCTGTGGTCCACCAAGCCGGTGTTCCACCGTAGATTCTAAATGCCGGTCTATTAGGAGCGTAACCAGCAGCTATGCCCATTGCAGTAGTATTACCTGACACATATAAGTTAGGTAATACCACATTACCTACGTTGTCAAAGGTGGAAGTATACGCACCTGAAATAATAGTTGTGTTAGGACTGGTACCAACCAAGTTACCAACTGTGGCATTACCAGTAACAGAAATGTTTGCTAGTCCTGTAGCATAACCACCAGTAACAACTGCATTGGCTGTACTAAAGTTAGTGGCTGCTAGAGTTGTTACATTACCAGCGGTAGAATTGACTGTGGTAATTGTTGCTGTGACAATACTGGCATTGGTCAATGCACTAATGTATCCACCACTTATTACAGCATTTGCACTGTTAAAGTTTGCTGTTCTTAGTGTTACAATATTACCGCTTGTAGTATTCAGCGTAGCAACATTGACGTTAGGGTATGTTAGTAAATATGCTGCAACCTGTGTGTTACTATAACTGCTTACACCAAATGTGGTATTGGCATAAGTCTGAAACGCACCTAAATTGGCATTTATTGTATTGATGCTAGTTGCTTGTGCCGCCGCATTGGCATTGGCAAACACCTGATATGCACCAACGTTACCGCCAATATAAGCTTCTACATTTACATTGCTATATGTGCCACCAATTCCTGATAATATGCTTACACCATTGGTGTAAAAATAGTTTGTACCATAGAATGATGTGGCATTGCTATTCTGATTGACTACTAGGTTTCCTGAAACATTCAGGCCAACATTCACAGCCGAGCCACTTATGTTTACTCTACTATAGATGTTGATCGACGAACCATTGGTTGTAGAAATAGAATTGTCTGCACCACGAAGCTGCATGGTACTACCAACTTGAACATTGCCTGTGGTAATATTTCCAGAAAGATATCCAGCAACGTTTGTATTACTATAGGTACTTACACTAAACGTGGCATTTGCATAAGCTTGATAAGCTCCTAAATTAGCATTTAAAGTATTAATACTAACTGCCTGAGTAGCTGCATTACTGTTTACATCTGCAAGTATGTTTACATTGTTAGCATAAGCAAACACTCCACCAATCACCCAGGATGCAGCTTTAATGTTGGCAGTTCCTACAATTGTTTTGTTAAGTGTCCAAGAATCATCTACACTTGTATACAGAATATTAGCAGAACTGCCTGGTACGTAAATGCCAGCTCCATTGGCTTCACTGTTGTTTGTAGAACTATTTGCAACCGTAATAAATTTATCTGTAATACTCAACGTGGTTGAGTTAACTGTGGTAGTAGTTCCTTGTACCAATAAGTTACCAAGCACACTTAGATTGTTGTTAACCGTAACATTGGCTTGAGCTGCAATGTTACCGCCTGATGTTAAAGTACCCGAAAAGGTCGGACTTGCTAATGGCGCTTTAGTATCAATGCTGGTCTGTTGTGTAGCTGCATTGGCATTGGCATAAGTTTGGAATGAAATTAAGTTATCGTTAATTGCAACTATTGAAATAGATTGTGCGGCTGCATTGGCATTGGCATAGATCTGATATGCACCTACATTGGCACGAAGCACATCATCAGTACCGCTGCCGCCACCTGAGCTATAGGCCACACCATTTGCCCAGAACAAGCCATTGGTAGTAACAATGTTACCGGCTGTGAGTGTGGCTACTACATTGACTGCTAGGCTCTGTCTATCAACAATTATTGCATCGTCGGTGTAATCACCAGATGCAATATTGGTTCTCAACTTCAATGTGTCGCTGCCGGACAATTGCCAACCCATATACGGATATCCACCGTACATAAAGTCTACAGCATTAGTAACCTGTACTCTTGCCGCACCGGCATTGCCTGTATATGTTGGTAGATATGCTGCTACTTCGGTATTGCCATAACTACCTGCACCTGCTGTATCGTAGGTTATCTCACCTGTAGTGGCATCATAGTACAGCGCCGAGCTGCCAGATGCATTACGTATGGGTTTGACTGTGAATGTGTTAGCAGTGGTTTGTTCAAGTGCAATGCCAGTTGCATTTATGATTATACTATTATTTCCTTGGTTGTTTCCGCCTGCAAAGTTTCCTATGGCTACTGCATATTCTCCTTGATCGGATGCTCCTGCTAACGAACCAATGGCTGTTGCTCGGAGTCCTTGATTAAATGCTCCTGCGTTGGTTCCTATAGCAACAGTACCAGCACCTTGATTATAATTTCCGGCTCCGCTTCCTACCGCAGTGGCTTGCAGACCTTGGCTTATTTCCCCGGCTTGACTACCAACGGCAACAGTAAGATTGCCTTGACTGGTCGCACCTGAACGATCGCCAACAGCAACAGCACCCGTACCTTGACTAACGTTACCTGCGGTAGATCCAACGGCTACGGCTTTGCTGCCTTGTGATACTGTACCTGTGTTGTAACCAATGGCAATTGCATTACCAAAATTTACTGTGCCAGTCCATGCTGTGGTCTGTACAGTAGCATCCGGGAATATCAGATTGCCGCTTTGATTAAACTTCCAACTGTTACTGCCGGTCCTAACAAAAGCATTACCGGTTGCTGAGGTTAATTCGATGTCATTGATACCACCAGTACCATTGTTTGTTGTGGCTCCGAATGTTACAGTGCCGGATCCTCCACTATCACCAACAAATCCCAGTGACTGACTTTCTCCGTCAAACACCAAATATTTTGTTTGACTGTTTGTTGAAAGATACCACTGGCTAAGTGTTGTATCTAATAGATTCCATTGTAAGGTAATAGTGTCGTTACCTATTGCCTGATCGCTGAATTTCCATTCGTATTTGTTTAATGCACCATTGCTTGTTGGTGAAACGAAAGTATTATTACTGTAGGTGCTACCACCAGGGAAAAGAATATTCCCAGGAACGGTTAGTGTGCCGAAACTGTCAAGAGTGACATCGTATCCTTGGTTGGAAAGTTTATCACCGGGTCCAGTAAAGGCTTTATTCTGGAACGATCCATCTCCGAATATGATACCAGTACTAGATGCTGCTGGACTTGATCCAAAAATGATCTCAGTTGGTATTGTTATGTTACCGGTAGTATCAAATAACCAAACATAATTATTAGAGGCAATGCTTACATCAGGATTAAGCCCATTATTGACTTTGAAGTGACTATTCTCTCCACCAAGATATAATTCTGTGAGGCTATTGTCTTGTGCCCCGCCAGCACGAATATGAATGTGACTTGGATATGTGGGATCGATAATTAAATAGCTGTCTTCATAAGCATTGGTATCAGGCCGTAATTCTATAGTGCTGAATCCATAACCATCACCAGAACTGTTGGCAACAAAGTTAATATAACTAGTTCCACTGATGATGTTGCCCGGTACAGTCAAATTACCAGTGTCGTTGAATGTCCAGTAATATGTTCCTCCACCTGGACCTTGTTTGATTGTACTAATCTGAACGTTTCCGTTGTCGTTGGCCAACCTAGTTTCAGATCCATCGTTTTTCATGTATAAAAACGAGTAAGATTCTCCTGGACCAAAACTCAGTTGATTAGTATTGTTATCAATTTGCAAGTTTCCAATGATGCTAGCACTGGATATAGGTAAATTGTTTATTAATAAAGTTTCGCCATCTACACGAATGGGTGTGCCACCAATATAAATCGTATTGTTACTAACCCACAAGTCCTTCCATTGGTGTGTACTATCACCTAGGCTGTAGGTAACATTTGCAGCGGGTAAAATGTTACTGTTAAATACTCCAAGGTAGGCAGCCACATTTGTATTACCGTAATTACTATCACCAAAGTGTATATTGGCATAAGTTTGGAATGATCCTAAGTTGGCATTAATTGTGTCAATGCCAGTTGCCTGAGTGGCTGCGTTGGCATTAGCGTAGGTTTGAAATGCACCAATATTGGCATTCACTGTGTTTATTGCTACAGCTTGAGTTGCTGCATTACTTTGTAAACTTGTGATAGTAGGATCTGTGGGAATATAAGCTGCTGCATTAGTATTGCTGTAAGCACCAACTACACCTCCTGCAGTGATAACATTGCCACCGGCTGTAACGCCGTCGTGTATTCTCAGCGTCTTGGCCTGTGTGTCAACTGTAATTTCGCCATTGATGCCAGTATAAGCTGCATTTTGTGCAGTGTTACCTCTTTTAAATAAAACTTTTGTTACATTTACATTAGCTGTCATGGCAAGTTTCCACTGTCGATAACGACCTCATTCAAGTTTGGCGCCGGACTGGTGTCGGCGTAGTATGCTGGTAATACTTCTAGTTCTAGCGGTGCAGTCCAATTGGCATCTATATATACCACACGTTCATTTCCTGTAGCTGTTTCAATCGCTTTCAACGTCAACTTGTATCTTCGCTGATCCAAGCTATTAACATCTGCTTGCTGCACAGTAAAAGTGCCGCGTCCTTTGGCCTGATCTGTAAAAGTGACTGCATAACTGTATGCTGTGACTTCATTCAGTGGATCTTGAATTTCAGCTTCTAAACTGTATCCAGTGAGATCCACTGGTTTTTGATCTTGATTTAATGTGACAACTTGTAGTGTGTTGTCAATTCCTTGATAGATTTTAATTGGGCGGCTGTACACGACTCTGTTCCTTGGTGAGAAAATACCGAGATCCCATAATTGGACCGTG